AGCAGCAGCAGCGGCAGCGGCAGCAGCAGCAGCGGCTCGGGTGCATCTCCGAACGCAGGGACAGGGAATGGGTTAGAAAATAGAAGTACTAATAGCGGGAATATTTTGACAAATAGACAGGATAATATTATGCCTTTTTATGACGAGGATATGGAGCAGTATTTTGATATTAATAATTTAACAGACGAAGTCAATTATAAATCAAATGATGGTACCAAGGTATATAATTATATGCCTAATCATAATAAAAATTCATATACTAATAACAATACAGGCGAATATTCTAATAGCAATAATGCGAGTAAAAATGGCGTCAATCTATTAAATACTGCAGAATACAATTTAAGTCCCGAAGAGCGCAAGAAGGCACAAGAGGCCTTGGAGTATTTAAAAAGCATAGAAGACAAGATAAATAATGATGAAAACAGAGATGCAAACGAAACATTAGATAAAGTCAGACGCTCTAACGATACGGGACCTGGCGGATTTGGAAAAGCAACCTTTGAGAATAAGAGGGATATTGAAAACGAGAAAAAAGCGACAGCTATTCAAACGAATAATGAGAATGAAAATAAACTTCTTGAAAGTATCAAAGAAAATAAGAAAACCGAAAATATATTCAATATGATTATAAATATATTTATATTTGTTTTTATTGGCGCCTTTATTATATTAATATGTGATTATATAACCGAGCTGGCGATTCAAATAGGAAGCACAAAAACATCAAATATTCTAGAACCCTATATAAAATACAACATATATATGCAACATCATTTTCAACACCTACACAATATGCAAAATATGCAAATGCCTAATATGCAAACGCAAAATATGCCAATGCCCAATATGCAAATGCAAATGCCCAAAAATCAAGGATTCGCCTATAATATACCTGAGATGCCCTCCCCCGCGGGAATTGCAAAATAAAAAGAATCCTATAACAATTTATTTTTATATCTTTGTAAAGACCCTATTATATAAGATTTATTTATTAAATAATAATTAAATGCCAATAAATATATACGACCTTGTAAAATCGACAACTGTTATAGGAGAAGATACTATTAAAGCTAAATCAGCTGATAATGCGGTAGCTTCTGAAAACAAAGCAGAACCCGAATATAATGGATGGTGGAAAAAATCCAGCAATGGGAAAAAGAGGGTTATGTTATGCGGAACATATCCTATTGGGACGAGCAATGGATATTCAAAGGTAGTATATTATATTTCAAAATATTTGGGGAAATACGAGGATATTGAGCTTACCGTCTATGGGTTTCAAAATGTAAATAATACAAATGACAAGGATTTGCGCAATGATATCCCTCCTTCTGTTAAATTATACGATGTATTGGCTGCCGAAAATCCCAAGAGAAATGGATTCGGCGAGTTAGAGATTGGCGATTTTATCAAGAAGAACCCGCAAGATGTTATTATTATTTTTAATGACAACATGATTACTACGGCACTCACGACAACTATTATAAAAGAATGTGGTGATGAAAAGAAAAATTATAAGCTCATTTCATATATGGATCAGGTATATCCTTACCAAAAGAAGGATTATATTGACCTGTTGAACGCGTATTATGACGGTATCGTCGCATTTACTCCATATTGGCGAGATATTGCGAGAAAGCTCGGTATTAAAGAGAGCATCCCGATATATGTTTTTCCGCACGGGTTTGACACTACTATGTATTATCCTATACCGAAAGATATAGCCAGGACATATTTTAAATATAACATAGACGATTTTATGGTTCTAAATTTAAATAGGAATCAGCCACGCAAATGCTGGGATCACACAATGATTGCATGGGTAGAGTTTGTAGAAATGCATTATAATGTGAATGTTCGCGAGACTATCAAGAAAAATAAGAATAACACGAGGCCGGTTAAATTAATTATAGGAACGCAAATTAATGCCTTCTGGAATCTCTGGGATGTATTGGAGAACGAGGTTAAGTTTAGAGATGTCCCCTTAGATTATGTTAAAAATACTATAATTGAAGTTCCGATGCCCCAGCAATTGTCTGATAAGGAAATTAACATATTATATAATTCGTGCGATGTCGGCTGTAATAATTGTAATGGCGGGGGGTACGAGCTTACTGTATTTGAATGCCTCGGCTTAGGCATTCCTCAGGTGTCCTCTTATGTTGGGGGAATACGCGAATATCTTAGCGAAAACAATTCAATTCCTGTTAAATCTACTATATACCAATATCTTGATAACAAATCAAATGGTATAGGAGGTAAGGCAGAAATTACAGACCCTCACGAGTTTGCATTGGGATTCTGGAAATATTTCAATAATCCCGAGCTTGCTCTTAAACACGGTAAGAACGGGCGCGAGAACATTTTAAAGAATTATAGATGGGAATCATTGGTAGAATACTTTTATTCTAAAATACTAACTAATATATAAAAATTGACTGCCACACATATCATATTATATCACTTACTAACATAAGACAAAAACGAATGGCTCTTTTCATCGACACGGAAACGAACGGCTTGCCCAATATGAAAGATATGGTGTGGGGAAACTATCCGGACTTCTACGATTTGACCAAGTATGACAGCGCCAGGATTGTACAGCTGTCCTTCATCGTCACAGATAAACAATATAACAATCTTGATTTGCAGGATTACATCATTAAACGCGAGGGATTTGACATCAATAACAGCGAGTTCCACGCTATCACCAATGAGGTATCTGACAAAGACGGGGTTGATTTTGAAGAAGCCTTCCTCGCTTTTTACGAAAGCCTCAAGAAAACCGACCACATTATCGCACACAACATCGCGTTTGATATCTCTGTTATTAAATCTGAGCTGTATCGCAGAAAGCTCTTCCATATCATCGAAGAGATTGACAAAAAGAAATTGCTATGCACCATGAGACATACGAAGAACATTATCAAGATTATCAACAAGTTCGGGAAATACAAATATCCATCACTCAAGGAGCTGTATCGGTATTGCTTTGACAAGGAAATTGAAAACGCTCACAATTCCAAATACGATGTTATCAATCTCTATGACGCTATTAAAAGGCTCTACGACAACAAGACGCTATACTACAATCTGTAATCTGTAGCATAGCTCTCGTGCGTCTCCACACACAACAACATACACATATATAATCTCTATTTTTATATTTTTATATTTTTTTTGTTATTAGTAAGTAAATTTGTTACAGTGTTGCGGTATTATAGTATTATACGATATATTTTCAATAAAAATACTTATATAATATAGATATAATATAGATATATGATAAATTCAAGATCATTACATAGAGGAAGAGAAGTCCGTAACAATATTAAGCAATTGCCACCGCCTAATATTGTAAATGATGAGATAAATAAAGGAAGCAACGCGAGCAAATTGTCGGATATATCAAATAGCATAAGAAAATCTATTGGTAAAACAAGAAGCAAATCTATTGATATTAAGCCTTTGCGCGAATCTTTAAAGAAGACTAAAATAGTATTTAAAAAATTACCTGTAAAAATAGAGGATATTAAAAATATATTGAATATTCCATTTAGAAAGATAGACCATAATAAGAGCTTTCTTAAATCTTTATTATTGAAAAATTATACAGGTAATTATGATGAGGATATAGAACTGCTTAGAATAAATATAGAGAATGGAAGAGATGGCGAATATAAGGAATACTATAAATATTTGGATAAAATAAGAACACAGCTTGATAATTATGATATTTTTAATATAGTTAATGAAATAGAAGACGATAAGAGTACAGCTTTTTATAACGAATTGAAATCTCTACTACGCTCATATGACCCTTTAAATATCGACAAACAACAATTAATAAAATTACAAAGCTTTTTATTTAGCGATAAATGTATTAAATTATATAATAGCATAATAATTTACGAATTTAGGAATGCTATTATCCATAATACGGGCGGAAAGGTTACGAAGAATACTTTAAAGAATAAATTAAAAGAAAATCTCGCTACTTATTACGCTATACAGTTTATATCAAATATAATAAATAATCTTTATTTAAATATCTTAAATGGAAATATTATTAATAAAATAGAGCTAATTAATATATTGGCAAACTACCATAATTATATATTAATAACTAATCCACAAAATGATACCGATTTTGAAAATTCAGAACAACAAAATAGTTCGTCGTTAGATTCAAATACATATATAAAGGTTAAGAGAAATAAAGAGAAGGAAGTATTATTAGCATATTTGAAAAATAATAAGGGTTATATTAATGAAATAAATGAAGCTGATTTTATTACACATACGAATTGGGAAGATATGCCTTTGTCAAAATTAAGAAATGTTATTAAAATATCTTACGTAAATAATAACAAGAAATTTTGCTACGCCTTTGATTCAAAGGCCTTATATAAATTATGGAAATATAATTATTATAGCGATAAGGAATTTAAAAACCCTTATTCGCAAGAAGAATTCACCAAGGAAGATATGAATGCTATATTAATAAAATTAGGCAAAAGAGATTTTAGATATGACGAAGAGGAATACATAACTAGTAATACAAGACACGATATAAATTTAATTATATCATATAATGAAAAAGATGGCGTTGTTTATTGGGAAATTAAAATATTATATTCGCTTGTTAAAGGCCTCATAATATACAAAGCAAATAGCGATTCTTTCAAGCTTATAAGAATAACAATAAGCGATGAAATGCCATATATTAATAATTTATTAAAAAAGGTTCATTCGCTGTATGATTCTAATAAGATAATAAGCAAGATGATTCCATTTAGATTCCATCCAGCTTTTGTTAAACACAATTATGAAACGATAGACGATGTCGAAATTTACAAAGATTTTTATGATATGGTATTTAAAAAATATTAGATGTAAATAGTTAAACATCTTATAATGGGGGAGACCGCCCCCAACGCGGTTTTATCGTGGAGGAAACCGCCCCCAACGCGGTTTTATAAGGAGGCTATTGAGAGGCTATTGAGGGGCTATTGAGGGGCTATTGAGGGGCTATTGAGGGGCTATTGAGAGGCTCGCAAGCTATTTATAATATCATTATGATGTATTAAAAAGACACTGGGTATTTCTAAAAAATTGAAAAATAAAATTTGAGTACATCTTTCTGTTTTTTCAAAAGTTTCAAAAGTTTTTTAGAAATTATAAAATAAATCAAGAGATGTACTCAAATTATAAAATTTGATTTTTAATATTTTTTGGTTTGAACTTGGTTGCCCTGGTTTGAACTCTCGGAGCTTATAGAGAAGGCAAGATATTACTCTGCAATAAGATTTTTATAATATTTATAGAAAGGTCCTTCTCTGCCTTCTTCCTTATTTATTATGAAGAGCAATAGGTCTCTATACACACACAATATATCATCACCGACTGCTTTGATATATAGGATATATATTAATACGATTAAAACAGAGAATATAATATCGCTGTGCTTCATCCCGGGATTATTATTGTATATTAGTATAAATATTGGTATTTTTCCTAAGAAATTAATCATAAAATAATAGAATAGATTACTATTTTTATTATGATAATATAGAACTATAATAACAGCTACAGCAAAAACTACTATAGATACTCCGAGTAATACTATGGGATTATAAGGAAATATTTTTAATACATAACCGAACGAATATAATACGATCCAAAATGATAAAAACTTATCTAATGTTATCTCGCTCATCATTTATATTATATAAAAATATAATTATATATAATAACAAATGATATCTAATATATTCCTCTTTATACTCGCATCTTGCTATATATTATCATCGGACTCCTTCGTTCCCTATAATGCTAATAATTATCTATTGCGTGTCTTAAACATCGGATCGGCAAGATCCGGATTCCAGAGGCCTCTGAGAAGAGCACCGAGAGATATAAATAATTGCAAAATGAGATATATGAATGATATAAGCAGGCGCAATATTCTTGAAGTATTGCCTTATTCTGTTTTTCCGCTCGTGATTCACCCTAAATATGTATTGGGATACAAAAATACTCTCGCTGATATTAAAGATGATATTGTAATAAATAAGGTAGCTGTTTTCGGAGCTTCTGGATATACTGGCGGGGATACTGTGCGAACTTTGCTAAATAAAAATATAAATGTCGTTGCTATTACGAGGAGAAATGTTGAAATTGTAGATAGAAATAATGCGAGAAGCAATACGCTCGTAATAGATAATATCAAAGACAAGGATAAAATTAAAAAGGTCGTTGGAGTTGATGTCGTAAATCCACAATCTCTTGTTGGTATATTGGATGGCTGTGATGCTGTAATTTATTGCGCCGCTTCAAGGCCGGCTGTTAAAATTACGGGAACACCTGGAACTGAAGCATATGATAGGATGCTCAATGATACCAGCCAAAATAGCCAAATAGCCGAACCAAGTAGTAATGTAGAAGATATTGGATTGGTTAATGTGGCAAAAGAGGCAATTAAGGCAAATGTCAAAAGATTGGTTATAGTATCTTCAATATGCGCCAAGTGTCAGTTGGGAAAAGAGAATTACGGAGAAACAATTGATAGGGGTTTTGCGAGTTGCGATAGCTGTTATAAAAAACAGACAGGCGAAGAAAGAGTACGCATTTTATATAAAAATGTCCCTGCAAATATGAGCTATACTATCGTAAGGCCTGGGATGTTATCTCCTGGCGAAAGAAGAGGACCTAAGGAAGTAGAGTTTAATCAAGGTGTTTCAAAAAGCGGAATTATATCAAGGATTGATTTAGCAGATGTTTTAGTGGCTGCTGCAAAAACTAACAAAGGGGCGCAAAAAACATTTGAAGTATATTACAAAGATACAGCGCAGCCAGTAGATATGTACAAATCTCTAAAAACTTGCAAGGAGATGGGCAAGAGTGTTAAAGAGTGCTTCTTTGGCGAAGGCTATAATAACACAGAGCCCTTGTCTATTGATAAAATGCTCAATACAACTATTAAAGGGACTATATTTCCATCGGGAAACGAAGTATCTGGAGATAATTATGAAAAAATGTTAAATAGCCTTACAAAAGATGTATATGAAAGCTACGACATAAATGTCTTAATGTCAAAAGATATCATCTAATCTAAATCAATAATAAATCAATAATTAAATCAATAATAAATCAATAATATATATAAATATTATAGCATATATATATAAAAATGAATAAGTATATTATTTTGTCTCTATTGTTAATTAATGATTCTCTTTCATTCTCAACGATATCAAATCTAAATAATTTCAGACTTAGAAAGAATGTCGCAGCACTTAGGGATATACCGAGTGCTTCCAATATACAACGAAGGGAAGTTTTTAGAATTGCGAGGGTAATTACTATTCCATATGTATTCGGTAATTTTATTGATATCGCAAATGCCGCAAAAAAAGAAGAAAAGAGCATTGAAACTCTAAGAGAAGAAGCTAACCGAATTATTGAGATTATTGAAGTACAAAAAGATACCTTTAATCTCCCGGCAATCGCTGAAGCTAACAAAAATATTCTGAGAGATAGCAATAGCGGCGGGGCTGGGGCCGGAGCAGACACGGACAGGAACGCGGACAGGGATAACTTTGCGACTATTAAGGAGGCTAAAAATATTAGTGAGAAGGAAGAGATTAGGAATACCTTGAATATTATTCTTGATAACTTTAAAAAGAATGGCAGGGAGAAGCCAGAGGAAGCACTTAGGACTCTTCAATCATTCTGTGCCGATTCTAATGTAATTAAATCAAAAGAAGCATCTAAACTAACGCAGCTATTTGCCGACGGAAAATATGGGATTTTCCTGGGTAAGTTTGATAACTATTATATTACAAATTATAACAAAATATATGATACGGATGATGAAAAAACATATTACGAAGTAGATATTAAACTTGAAGCTCCTTATAAAACTATGATATACAATAGTATTCAATTTGATGAGATGTATTATCCCGAAAACGCAGGAGACCCTTGCTATATCATTTATAGATGGATATTCGTAAAAATAAATGATAAATATATGATTGATGGCTGCTATCTTCTTCACAAACCCAGACTATAAACGGGGCTGTATAGCAGGCTCAATGTTTTTCAAAGGAATATTAACATTGGTAGAAGAAGAAGCATCGGCAGCTTCGGCTGTAGCAGCTCGCTCGTTTTCTAATTGTGTAAATGTAGTTCCTTTATAACTCCCCAATTTTAATTCGCTCTTTTTTATTTGATTATCTCGCAAATATTTAACAATTACCTTGTCACCCGGACGATATTTCTTTAATATTACATTCAAATCATTTGGTCCGTCTATATCACTGTCATCAATTGATAAGATAATATCGCCTATTCTATCTATTCTCTGCGTTTTATTATTTCTTACAACACCGCGCAATCCCGCATCATACGCCGGCGATTTATCGGGAACTTCAAGAATTAGCAAGCCTTTCTCAATTATAGGGATGCCGCTTTTTTCAGATTCTAATATAGACGGATTTCGCTCCATATATGATATTCCCAAAATAGCCTTTTTGACAAAGCCGGTTTCAATAATATCCGTAATAGATTTCAAAGCATTTGCAATAGGTATCGTAAATCCAATGCCGGCAGAAACGCCTACACCAAGAGATGCCGTATTTATCCCGAGCAATTCTCCTTTACTATTTAACAGAGGTCCGCCGCTATTTCCGGGATTTATTGCCGCATCCGTCTGTAAAACATTATATATCTTGCGTCCTGTAGGTGCGGTTATCTCCCTG